TGTGTATAGTTATTGCTTGTTGGTGATAGGTCAGATCCGGTGTTGCTTGAATACTCAGGATAGCTACTAATATTGTCGCACAGATAGTCTATGATTCTCTGTCTGTAAAATTGCGCCATATCTAACGCCTGATCCATTAGTGGTTTTAAATCGTCATACGTTGCTGCCGTACTCTGTTCAGAGTCCATAACCACAACAGCGTTATTAACGAATCTAAGACGCAAGAACGGCACTAATTGCACAAAGGCATACTGCACGGTAGCCGGTATAACGTAGTCCTCTAACAACGTCTTATATACGCCTGTAACACTACCGCTGTCTATATCGTTAGATAGCTTGTTGTAAAGGTCAGTACCAAGCACAGGCAATATCCAACGTTGCTGTGCCATATAAACGTAAGGTCTAATTAGGTCGTCGTCTACTGAGCCACCTATTGCTGTATCTCTTTTCAGTCTGTTAGCTGATACAAATAATGCTTGTGCCATAGTTTAGTTTTTAGGTGTTTTAATTCTTCTTGCAATTTCCGGATCTACGAAACCACGATTAGATTGGTCACGTGGACGCTGTGCAACTCTAGGATCGTTTGTTGGTAGTCGCTTGTCTTGATTTTTTTGTATAATCCTCCTAGCTTCGTTAACGCTTATGCGCTTATTGTTCTTCTTCAAGTACGTTCTGCGTTCCCAAAAGTGTTGGCAAGATCCACCACCTTTGTAATACCATAAATTATAGTAATCACTTCCACCTGGACCCCAACCTGGATTCACAGCACGATCTGATGCAAATAGTATATCTTCTTTACGCCATACTCTTTCACCTGCATTTACCATTTTAGTACAGAAAGCTCTTGACTCATTGCCGTTTATACCTAGTTTTTTAGGCATATATGCGTAGCGTATTTTAATTAGGTCTGTGTCTTGGTCGCTTGACGCTTGTGGCTTTCCGCTTGGTACTTTAGGTGTAGCAAAAGACCACATTTTGTCAAAGTGTTCTTCTCTGTCGTAGTCAACTTTTCTTGCATCAATCAATGTGTACCCTTTTAATTCTTCTGACTCATCTTTACCTAGCTCAATTAAGAACTCACCTGCTTCTGCTTTGAAACACTCTTGCGTTTCTGACATACTAAGATCAAGTGACTCAAGTTTAGACTTTGCCCAACGCAATCCGGCTTTACCTCCCCACGCATCATACATTAACATACCGCAGCCGTCTGAGTAGCTTTTAGACGCTTGTAGATCCTTTTTGTGCCTTGTCAGGTAGTTAAACATACGTTGCACTGTTTCAATGCTTATAGGCTCTCCTTTAGCAAGTTGATTCGCACGTTGTTTGCCTACGGCTGTGCCACAAGATCCCCAACCATTTTTTTCTACCCATTCAAGAACTTTCTTAGCATTATTCTTTACGCCTTTTGGATAGTCGCTAATTGACTCAGCAAAGACATTTCTTTTTTTTTTACCCTTTGCTTTCTTAAATTCTTCAATCTCTTGTGTTGCATCTGCACCCTCTGTAAATAGTGCCTTAGCTACTGCAGGATCGAATTGTAACATTTGTATTAAGAACACAATTGCTTGTTCCGACGTTAGTAGTCCTTCGCCTACCTTAACAATAATGTCTAATGCTGACGATATTTGCGCACCATTATAAGACGCTTCTTTGTCTACTGTTATATCCGGCATTGTTGATTCTTCTTCTACTACAACTTCTGTTTCAGGCTTGTCAACAATCTCAGTTTCTTCTGTGTCAACACCTTCTTTTTCTTGCTCTCCTTCGTCAAGCGTATCAATAACATCAAGGTCTAAGAAGTCTGCAGGCTTAGCTGTAATAAAGAACAAGTCTAATTCTATGTCATTTATACTTAACAGCATACCTAATGCGTCTAGTATAATGTCTTGTAGCGGTGCAATTACTGTGTTGTTAAATAAAGAGTATGAGTCACGCAACTCGTCAGCATTATTGCCAAAGCCACCACCCTCAGATCTAACGCCAAATAGTAACGGACTTGTTACTCTGTGTCCTGTTAAGATCTTCTCACTTACTAGCTTTGACAGGTACTCATACATACCATCTGCTCCGTTCTGTTGTATTGGTGTAAACTCCGGTGCTGTTTCGTCACCATCATTAAACGTAATTAGAATGCGACCTGCATTGTCTGCACCTGTAAACTTCTGTATTACTTTTTGTTCTATTCTACGGCGTTCTTCTTGCGTCGGTACGCCATTCTTAAAACTGAGTAACATAGATGGAAAGAAGCCACGTCTTATATTTTGTAAATGAAACTCGCTTATCTCACGATCTAACTCAATGTAGTTTGTTGCACCTGCATAATCCGGTAGAGCGTAGTAATGATATGACGGCGTATAACGTCTAATCTGAAAACACGTTGACGCTGCAGTTCTGTTTTCTAAACTAAACTTCGGTATAACCTTTTCTTTAATTCTCTTTTCACGCCAATCCGGTTTGTAGTAGAACTCACTAACATTACCTTCTGTATCTGCTACGCCACTTCGCATTGTGTGCACAGGTAAATGTTTAAGACAAGCTATTCTTGTACGTGCCTTATTCCATATAACATTCACATAAGCCATTCCGTATAGCTTAATATCAAATGCTATCATTTGCAATAAATGCTCATCACTCATTCTTAACAAATCTTGCAGACGCAACCATTGTTCACGCTTGCCGTCATTGTCGTCACGATCAGTAGCGTCTAAGCCACCTCCGTATATCATATCTGCAACGCCGTTTATTATCGCACCATTAGTAGAACTAGCTAAGAACAGGTCACGCAAATATTCTCCGTATAAGTCGTCGTGTCCGTAGCTTACGTATAGCTGTCCTTGCTTTTCTTCAAATACAGGTATCTCTGAATCTGTGTAATTGATTACGCTAAAATTCTCTTTGTTCATTATGGATATACGTATTGTGTAAGATTTTCGTTATATTCTTTATAGCCGTCAGGTACTTCTTCCATATTGCCTGAGTAATCACGCACATACGCAAGTCCTTCTTCTAGTTTAGCTGTTGCGTGAGTAGGATCTAAGTTGCTAGAACTTGTTTGCTCGTATATTTCATAGGTATAAAAACCCATAGGAAACGTGTCTAATTTACCGGTATCGTCATAGAACTTTATACGACCTGTTGTTGGTGCAGCAGTTTCATCTTTGTCTATGACAGTAAAAGTCATTCGAATATAACGTGGTAAATTGTCAGTATTAACAGAAGTTGGTATAAAGTACAAACTATTCTGACTACTTTGTGACGTTAGTTTTATTAAGTATTTAACACTTGCCTGTGCAATACTCTGCAGGTCAATAGCTGTTACGTATATGCTCTGCGTAACGTCTGTGTTAGTCGTATTATTTGCGTTCCTTATTTGCAGCATCAATTAAATATATAACAACCTCTAAATCGTTTAAAATAAAAAAAGGAGGACGGCGTATTGCCACCCTCCCTTTCTTTTATCTAGTCAACAACTTACGCTGCTGTAATAGTTAGGTCTGCCTCGTCTGTTAATCCGTCAAACGGATACTTAGCCGTAGCTACTCCTGCTGATTCAGGAAGTATGTACAACGGATCTTGTTCCTTCGCTGTGAAGTTTAGAGTCAAGCCGTTCATATCTGAACGATTTGTTCCCGTTGCAATCGTGTCACCACCTGTTAGGTAGCAGCCGTCTTGGATTCCCATAAGGAATACGTTGTCGTTGCTATCTTGTACGAAGATCTGCGCACGATTTTTTGCGATTAGTCCTAGCTGAAATAAATCAGCTGCCACCACTTTATGTAGAACAACGTTCAATGTCTGATTGTACATAACCGATCCTGTTGCTTTGTCTGCCTCGATAGCAGTAGTAAAGTTAGAAAGGTCAGTAACTAAGTCATACTTAAAGACTGTTACAGCTCCTGAGTCAACAATATCCCAATTAGCAAATCCTGCTGTTGTGATAGTGTAAGACGAACCTGTTACTGTTGCTTCTTTAAGAATGTCTGAACAATATGAACTACAAATGTAGATGGCTTTCAAACCACCAATTGCGTCACGGCAATCAATGCCCCTCGCTGCTGTTATGTTACAAGCCATATTATTGTGGTTTTAAGGATTAAGTAAATTGGAAACAAACAACACCGTCACCAGGTACTGCTACGTTACAACCAACTGCGAACTGCATAGAAACTCTAACGTTGTCAGATCCATCGTATGCGTAAGTTGGGATTAAACGAGCTTGTGTGTCAGGTGTGTAGCTGTTAGCAGCAACAACAAGGTTTTCAGGGTAAGTAAATACCATTACGTCAACTGTGTTAGGAATACCTGCTGTTGGGTATACAGGGTAGCCTAAGTACGTTGAAGCTGATAAATCTTGATTATATCCTGCTCCTGTGTTCTGCTGTGCTTGCGCTTGTAGGAAGAATGCATACGCTTCGTATGACATATAGAAACCACAACCAGGCTTTAGCAATATACCAGGTATGCCTGCTGCAGCATCAAATGTTGCGTCCATTTTGCTAAGGATATTACTTGCGTCCCAAGCAGTAGCACCAACTTGTGCTTCTACGAAGTCCTTCATAGCTGACGCATCAATACCTGCTTCGTCAATTACGCCGTCGTTAGATAGCCAACCTAGTCCCCAAACAGTACCGGCGTCACTTGACCATAGTAGGTTCTCTAAGCTGTTACCTGTACGTAACGCTACTGCGCTCATAAGGAAGTCTGTGAACTCTACAGGTATGTCGCCGTTACGTTGCATAGCACCTTGTGCAGAAATCCAAGAACCAAAAATAGAAGCTCTACAAATTTCTTCTTGTACTTTAAGATCGTTAAGCGTTACAACTTGCTCAGTTAGAGTAAGGTCTGCACCGTCATTAAATGCACAATTTGAAGTACCACCTGCTTGGATAGTATCAGTTGTTGTTAAGTTAGAAATTACTGCCTTAGATTGAATTCCTTCCATAAGACGGCAACGTCCTTTTGCGATAGTTTCTGCTCCTAAAATTGCAGCTGTAACGTAGGGCAACGCCAATTCACCGGCATAAGTGTTGTCCGTTACAGTAATATCGAAATCGTATTTTTTCAAGTTACTCATTTTGGATTTTATTTATGAGAATTAATAATGTGTAGCGCACGTTCTACACCGGTTAATTTTTCTTTGTTTATTTCCTGCTTGTGCTGTGCAGAGAATTTGTTTGGTGAGTGTGATACACCCTCAGACGCAGGTGCGTCCTCTAATGCTTTAAGTCTAGCGTCAATTTTCTCGATAGCTTCACCGATAACTGATGCTAATTCTTCTTTGTCGTCAGTTTCTGCAGACGCTTCTACTTCTACAACTTCTTCATCGTTAGAATAGATTTGACCTACAAGCTCAGCAATAGCTGCAATTGTATCTTCACCAAGATCTGGGAAGCCTGCATTTAAAGCGTCACGAACTTTCTCAACGTTCATTTCCACTTCTTCTTCTTCTTCTTCTTCCATTTCTTCTTCTTCTTTGTGGTCTGGCGTATGCTCAAGCTCTACTTCTACGTCAACGTCGTCTTCTTCTTCGTACTCTTCTTTGTCTTTACCAAGAGATACTAGACGTGACTCTTCATTGACAACAATTTCCGTTCCGTCCTCAAGTGTGTATGTACCTGCGTCAATTACGCTTGCTTCTCCACTATCGTCGAGAACACGCACTTCAACGCCTACGTCCATAGACTCGGCTTCGGTAACGACTACACGCCCGTCGTCTAGACGAGCTTCTGCGTACATTTTAGTCTTTGGCAGACCTAGTACGTCACGGATTTTTTCGATTGTATTCATTACTTTATAAAGGTTTTAACAATGATATATATAAGTTATTACAAGGTGTTTATTTTAGTTATCATTTGCTGCGAATAGCATCTGTCCGTTAAGGTTTATTGTCTTATAACCTTGTGTGTTATTAAACACTTCTCCCCACAATTGAGCTTCTTCTGACTTCTTAAATAACGGCTGTCCGTTTAGTACGTCTGTCGGCTTTATTTCTTCTAATAATATAGACTTTAGCTTGTCAATTATTTCTTTGTCCTCAGGGCAATTCTTACATAGCGTTCCTTTAGCCATTTC